CCGCCATCGATGCAGAGATTTGGCTCAGGCTGTTGTTTTCCTTCATGACCGGCATGCCGACTTCGGCCAGGGCTACCGCCTGCGCTGCCATGACGGCGCTATCATGATTCTGGAACTGCTTGCGCTGATCCATGGTCAGACCTTCCGGCAGGCTCTTTTCGTACCAGTCAGGCGCGGTTACTGCAACACCGTTTTCACCCATGGTCATTGCTGCTTTCATGGAGTCAGCCAGTGTACGGGTAGAAGCTTTGATTTCTTTAGACATTACGAGTTCCTTTTAAATGGGGTGTTTGTGTTGAGTAGTTGTATATATCTGCGCAGATATACACTTAGGTAATATAGGGGTCAAAAATCTTTGAACTCACTCGGCCATGATCGGCCAGATGGATTGCAGGTGATCGCGAGCATGGGCCATGGCTTTGGCGTGCAGCATTGCCGGCGTGAAGCCCGCGTAGCGGTTGTCGGCAATGAACTTCTCGTACGCCGTGTTGAACTCCATCAACATCACGTGTAACGTTGGACCACCCATCAGGCGTCTCCTTCTTCAGTAACGGTTTCGGTCAATGCCAGCTCACGCCGTGAGGTAAGCATTGCCACCTGATGAACCAGCAGCACCAGCATCTTTTGTACCCGTGCGCTGTTGGGTCCTGGGCGGTCACCGTAGCGCAGCAGCATCTCGTTGAGTTCCACGAGATTGAGGTTCGGGAAATACACCACGTTGATGAAGTTCAGGATATTGCGGATATTCACCTCATCCCGCGACAGCAGGTAAATCAGCTGGCTGCGAAACGCCAGCCCCACGTGCAGCGGAGACATACTCACCAGCGGCCAGTCCTTGACGTTCTCCGCATCATCGCCTAAGACGAAGACGTTGACGTTGGTCACCAGCTGCCCGAGGACCGCATCTCGCGACTCCTTGTCATCCACTTTTAAACGCTCGGCGCTGTTTTGCATTTCAGCTACGGTCTTCATGACCACGTCCACGTAGCGTGGGATAAAGCTTTCAAGTTCTTTCATGCCTAGGAAGGCGCGCGCCACACTGTGCGGGGCATCGATAATCATTGTTGTAATCCTTAGTCGTAGGTAGACATAGTAATGTGGATTTGAGTACAATTTTACTAATCGGCATAAAGGGCGGGTGTACCCCGCCCCGTATGACTTACCAGCGCAGTGCCGTTGGACGCAGAATCGGAGAGTTGCTACCCGCTTCATAATCCTGCAGCATCACTTCCAGACGCGAGGTGTCGTTGCTGTTGGACTCCAGTCCATAGCCCTGACCGCCCGCGTGTTTCGCCGTTACGATTTCGTTACGAATGATCGCAGGATCAAAGCGGAACTCTTCGAACGCCTCCAGCCCCGGCGAGTGGTACTTGGTGGCGTTACGTACACCCGGCTCCGGCACCCAGTCCCAGGTGACCAGCTCGTAGATGTCCTTCTTCCACGCCATCCCCATCATGGTGTCCATGGTGAGAGAACGCACGGAGAAGCAGGTGTCTTCGCTCGGGTTTTCCAAAGAGGCCAGAAGCTTGTCACCGATTGGACCACCCACCGGTTTGATTTCCCCCAGCACCGCCACCATCTGTTCACCATGCTGTGACTTGAAGTTGCTGAAGTCAAGCTCCACCGCACGGATGTGGTGGGACCAGCAGTTCATGTCCAGGTAACGCAGACGGGAGAAGAACTGTTGCTGGGTCATCCCCGGCAGCAGCTTCGGATGGTCCTGCTCCCCGCGCAGGTGCCCGCGTTCGATACGACGCATAAACGTCGACGATTTGAGGAACACCTCTTTGAGGTAGTTGTTAAACGGGTAGAAGTTACCGGTTTCGTTATGGATGTTAAACCCGCCCAGCACGACGGTCCAGTACCCATCCCCACTTGGCTTCAACGTCCCGGCTTTGTTCGTGCCCTTGAGCGTCTGACACGTAAACGTAATATTTGACATAGCGTCCCCTTAAGTGGTTAAACCCAGATTACCCGCCCCGAGCTTTTTATAGCTGTGGTAGTCACCGCTGGTAATAGGTATCACCATGATGTCCTGTGGATTACGCAGATCCATTGCTTCGAACCAGTTGTTGTAAGTGAGTTGGTAGTACCCTGCCCGCAGTACCGTGCTTTTGTTTAACGGCAGCATGTTACCTTCGGCGATGCGGATATACGCGCGAACCACAATCCTGCGTGGCATCTTCGTGTTGCCCGTGGCCTCACGCCCGACCTTGGTAAAGAAGATCTCACCAATCGGGGTGGCCTGGTAGCGCACGTGTGCCTTATTGTACGGTACCAGCCACAGCTCTTCGGTCTGCTCAGCATCGCCCAGAATCTTCTTGTTGGGCTTTAACGCAACGTCATACGGAATGGCGTAGATCTTCCAGCCACCCTGCCACTTCTCGTTGTCCATGTTCTCCCAGTCGTACAGCGCGGCGCTGTAGCCGGAGAGGCAGCCGTTTAAGGTGGCCGCCGTCGACACCCGCGGTACCGAACGGTCTTCCTTATTCATCGTGCGCCGACTGACGCGCGGCTCAAAGGACTTCAGGCTGTTGTTGGTGCTGATGTGAAAGGTCACCCCCGACGAGTTGTTGGGGGTTAAGATCTCCACGTTGTTACCAATCGTCGACGGCCAGAACTCCAGAAACTTTAACATATCCTGCATGTCTGAACTGTCCACGCTTAGCTCCTCAGCAAGGCTTCAACGCCTTCAACGCGATCCGATGGGTTAATGAGCGACGATACCACCCCGTCCTGGAAATACGACCCGATCAGCTTGGCCACCGTGTTGGTGGAGGTTACCGCTGGGTTACGCAGACCCACGATGGTCGGCGGCTTCTTGTACACGTCATCCAAAGCCTTAGGCACCCCACGATACTGTTTGTTGAGATCGTCCGGGTCGCGGGCAATGATGTTGACGATGGTTTCGAATACCTGCGGGTTGGCACCCATCTTAAACCCGGTGTACTTCTGTGCCAGGTGGAAGCACTTGATCAGGTCAAACAGGCTAAAGCCGTAGGGTACGTTACCGTTGATTACCAGCTCGTTAAATAGCGGCGGGATGGTGCTATCCGACTTCGCGACCCAGGTTGACGCAATCACCACGCTACCAGCAGCAAACCCCAGCTCGTAGTACGGATCACCGGCCAGCTTCACTTGACGCACCTCCGTCGGGTTGAGCGTCATGATCGCCGGCACGAGCGTTGCACAATAGAACCCACTGTCCGTGACCATCACGAATTCACCGACCGACCACACGGTCTCGCCAACGCCGGCCAGGCCTTTGCTGACGTAGCGTTGAGGGATGTAGACTTTACACCCCTCGCGGCAGACGACCGAGTTGTCGTCAAGCTTTACCAGATTGGCACGGACCTTCTCCCGGTTACGTGTTAAGGTTGACAGGTCCATGGGTTATCCTTACGAGTTGAAGTTGTAATAGACGTCGCACATCAGGGACTTGATGACCATGTCCATGATTACGTGTGCGGCGATCGCTTTTGGCGACAGCGTCTGGTCCGGGTAGTTGTTCATCGCCGAGATGAAGTCTTCGGTGCGCAGCGGACCGTAGATCACCGTAGCAAAGGCGAAGATGATGACACGGTTAATGGCATCGGTGGTACTCAGCGGTAAACCCTGCGCCAGGTAGTTCTGCACGTCTTGGATGACGGAGAGCTTGCTGGTGTTCGGGTGCAGGCTGTCCCAGTAGCCGATGTCGATCTGCTTGATATGGTTAATCAAGACTTCGCTCAACAGGGTAATGGTCAGGCGATGCTTGTTGCTTACCCCAAGACCCGCATAGCTACTCACCACGTTGTTATACGCGGCTTCGAACTGCGGCTTCAGGTCAAGCGTGGTGCGACCGCTTGGCGTACGCTGACTAAAGACGTTACCGATCACCGCTTCAATGGAACCGCCGTTATCGAGGTACCATTTATACACGTCGCCGTTAAGCAGGATGTTTTCCGTGCGCTCACCGAGCTGCCAGTTAGCCACTACCGGCATGTTGATGATCAGCTGCTTCTGTTCGGCAGCCACCACACGGGCGTTGTACACGCGACCGACCACTTTACCGAAGTGTGCTTTAAACGCCGACATCGCCATGTTGTACTGCGCCAGGTCCAGGTTCCAGCTCACGCCGCTTACCGGGTTGTCGTACAGGGCATTGGCCAACAGGAACGCCACCAGGATCGAGTCGTAGCCTTTACGGGTGTCGGTGCTGTCACCGAACTGACCGGCCGCAATCAGACGGGTCTTGTCGTTACCACCAACCAGCATACGGCTTAAGAACACGAAGTCGTCAGTGTTAGAAACCGGACGGCCCTGGAACCAGATCTGCCAGATCGCTGACAGATGACCTGGACACTCCTGGTCTTCACGGGCGATGAAGTCACGCACTTCCTGGGAACCGGAATCCACCAGAGCATGCAGCTGCTCTTCGCTCAGATCCGGCAACTGCAGGGTAGGCATCCCGACCAGGTCCACCTGCTGGTACTGGTTAGCAATCCCGTCAACGATAACGCTGGCGTAGATCGGATCATAGTTGTAGACGTCGACCTCAGGGATAATCACCTTGGCCTTGCTACCTTCATCCACCCCGGTCAGCACCGCATCACGGGCAGCATTAATCGCGGGAATCACTACCCCACGGGCGTTCGCCACGACGGTCTGGACGCCTTTGGCAATACAGTCCACGGTGCGCTTTTTAACAAAGCCGTGTTCAGAGGGCAGGACCACTGGGTTACCCTCGGTATCACGACGACCGGTGTCGTACGGGTTCGATACCGCAATCAGCACCGATTCAGGATCGGCATCGCTTGGGTTGATGGAGGCACTGGCCATGGTCAGGTTACTGATCGGGGAACCGGGGACCGTCTCTAAACGCACGCCGCGTTCGGCCAACATCCCGGCGATTGGCATAATTGCAGCCACATCTTGTTTCTTCAGCATGATGGGTCCTTAATTCGCGCTGTTGATTAAAAGAGGGGTCACCAGGTTGTGCAGCTTGGCTGCGGCCAGGTTGGCCATCACGTTAGCGTCCTTCACGTCGCTGAGATCAGCAATCTCGTTACCACTGATCGCCTCCATCACCGCTGTGGTGGTTGATACGATATTCGCCAACACGTTGGCGTTGTCGTAGGTGTTCGTTGACATACACACTCCTCGAGGATGGTGGGGTGTCGAAACACCCCGAAAGTAATTACAGGGCCCGACGGAACTGTGGCTGCAGACCACGCGTCAGTTTGTCTGTAACTTTACTGGCTGCTTCAGCCTTGGTAATCGCCCCGTCTTTGTTCACGTCCAGCCCCTTGTTCTGGAGGTACGTGGTAGGACGGTCCTGCTGGGTCCACAGCACGAAGTCTTCGGCTTTCCCTACGGCCGCCGGCCACAGGATCTTCATGTACAGGTCACTGACGGTTCTCAGCTTCCCGGTCAGCGGTTTGAAATACTTGTACACGTATTCCAGCTGCTGCTCCGCGGTCATCTTCACCAGCGCTTCTACAGTGGTCCCGCAGTCGGTGGCTGCCGCCTTGCCGAACTGGATCAAGCCGTAGTAGGGCGCACCCGCCCCGTTCTTAATCGTCGGGCTGAAGGTCTCGCCTGTTTCAAACGCCATGCACGCCATCAGCATGTCCGCGCCGGTAACCAGCTGAACGTTACCGTAGCCGCTGTTGATCATCAGATCCGGGATCTTCAAATCAATCGCCATCTGACGCACTCGGGCACAGAAGGCCGGACTGACCTTCGCACTCCAGGCAATATCCAACTTTGTTCCGCTCATGTTACTTCCACCTTTACCTGCTGCAATGCATGCGGTTAAGGCGTCCCGGGACAGTTTGCCCCAGGCGCCGTCTACCACGCCGGTGTAGAACCCGGCGTCCTTTAACTGTTGTTGCACTTCACGAATGGCGCTGACGCTCATCTTATTCTCTCAATGACTTCCAGAGCTTGAAGGCGTTTTTCGTGACCGTATCGAGGTAAGAGTTCATGGCACCGATGATGTACGGTGAGGTCACCATACGGTTCGCAATCGACAGGTTGGAGAAGATCGCTCCGACCTCTTTCCCGCTGACCGTCAGGATCTGCTCGTCGTAGATGTAGCCAAAGGTCGACTTCATCTGGTTAGCAAACACCCCTTTGTCACCAATGACGGTAGGCATCGGCGTGATCAGATACACGTAGATCACCGCCTGCTTCGGCTCCAGGGTATCGCCCCCGATGCGCAGCCCACCCATCACCTCACCGGTTTCGGCCTCGTTCCCCCGCAGGGCTCGGTTCAGCTTACGCCGTTCCCGATCCGAGCGGTTCGCAATTACCGCCAGGGACTCCGACATGTCGTCGATGCTTCCCCGATACAGCACGTCGATCTTGGCCACCCGCCCGACCACTTTCGCTTTCGGGTTATCATGGCTAAAGACGCGCAGGCTGTCGTAGCTCCCGTCGTCGTCCAGCCCCAGCTGGGCGCTGACCTGGTGTTCTAAGGTACATAAGATTGTTTCCTGCTCAACCTCTTCCCCCACCGTGATCAGGTTACGCACCTCCTGGTTGAAGTCCACGATGATGGGGATTGGCTTGCCGGTAAAGGTTGCCAGGTCCTTGCCCACACCACGATAGATCATCGAGGAGTCTTCATAGGTGAACTGGTCTTCCATCAACGCGGTGTTAACAATTACCCCGCCTTTCCAGGAGACCTGATCGGGTTCCATGAAGTCGCGCTCAAAGTAGTTGCGGTTCCACACCAAAATCGCCCCTTTACGGAAGCTATCGCCCGGCTTAAGGTCAGTGATGATCTCGTGCACGTAGGTGGTCCCCGATGCGGTGCCAAAGCGCGTACCGATCTCCACTCCCACCATCCGATCACCGTAGTCCGCCAGCAGGTGCTTATCACTGACTTCTTTTACCACCCCATCCGCTTCTGCCGCATACGAGAACATTTTACTGACGCGGTGTGCGACCATCCGCTCGGCCCCAGTGCGATACGGTGTGGTTTTATACCCTACCGCATACATTGCCTGCGAGTGCTGCACCGAGGTAAACATCACACGCTGCGGGGAGTCACGATCCGAGCCCGGGTTGAGCATTGCGGTAAAGGACACCAGATGGTTCGGGTTGGTTTCGTCGGTGGCCGCCTGGGCGTTACCACGCAGATCGGTAATCAACGGATCCGAGGTCATGTGTGCCGCATAGCCTACGTCGGAGTTATCCACGGAGGATTCAGAGGTTACCCCGAGGTTGTCCTCGGTGAACTCACGCGTGGGCTTGGTCATCGACCGTGCCGTACGCCCACCGGTGCCGCCAAAGGTGACAATCGAGTAGTCCTTGATGTTGTGGATCGGGTTACACTCTTCGATCGGGGTTGATGCCGTATCGTCGAGCAGCTCGTACCACACCGCATCCGGGTGCATCTCCATCCCAGCCTTTGTGGCCGCCGCGCGGGTCTTCAGCTGACGGGCCGATTTCACCAACTCCTTGTACACCGCCCCGGCCACGCGTTCGGAACCACGAATACGCTGTTCGCGCATGGAGGTCTCTTTCAGGTGGCGATCGTTTAACAGCATCCGCACCCCGTGCAGCAATAGCAGATCCCAGCGCGTTGGTGCATTCATCCGCTTGAGCTCGTCACGGGTAATCGGATCGATGAACATCTCTCGCAGCAGGTCAAGTTCACGAATCCAGCGCACCCCCAGGTTGGCCGAAGCCAGCAGGTTGGCGTACACCGACTTACGGTCAAAGTCGTAGCGGCTAAAACGCTGGACTTCTTTCTCGTAGTAGTTAAAGCCGTTGAGCAGCATGGCGGTTAAGCGATCGCTGCGGTTAAACACCAGCACCTCATCGTTAAAGGTGACCGCACGTTCATCCGCCGACAGCTTCAATCGCTCACCGCGTGGCACAAAGCGCACCTGCATCTGCAGCTGCTCCACCATGGTGGATAGACCGTAGTAGTAAGCCAGGATCACCCCTACCGGTACTGCCTTGCGGAAGATCTGCAGCTCGACGGTTTCAATCGGCGCTTTGCTGACGTCCAGGCCGAGGAAGGATTCGAAATCCCCCAGCGGGTCCAGCGCATCACCGTTTGCTACGTACAGGTTGCCGTTGTTGTCCATCAGCACCGGACTGCCCTGCTTAAAGCCGCAGATGACCAGCTTGTTCTTGTAGTAGCGATCCCACAGCTCGTCACCGACCTGCTCTTTCACCTGCCTGATGGAGAATAGGAACGTTACCCCCTGGTAGTCAAAACCTTTATAACGTTGGGCAATGATCGCATAGGTGTGCGGCACGTAGACCGACGGCGTGAAGTAGCGACCAATCACCAGGTTGCTGATCGGCGGTACGTAGGTCGAGTCGCTGGGGTTGGGGAGCGACATCAGGTTGACGCGGTTGCCCAGCCAGCGGCCGTAGTCGTACTTGGCGAGCTCCGAGCGGGTCATGAACATCTTTCCGTAGTAGGAGGTCATCGCCACCTTGACGGTGCTGACCTTACGGATCGGAATATCGACACGCTGTTTGCGCACGCGGCTCTTCACGTTGTTGGTAAGGGTGGTGCCGTCCGGATCAATCTTCGGAATACGAAAACGCAGGGTAGAGACCTTGCCGCCCACTGGCTGTACCTGCACGGTGTAGACCACGAAGCGGGTGACCGCGTCCTGACGCTCCTCGCGCTGGTAGTCAATAACCGCCACTCCGGTGTTCTGAATCGACATCACCACGTTGGCAATGTCCGCTTCCAGCACGTGCTCGATGTAGTTCTTGTCGAGGTTGTTCAGGCAGGTTGACAGCATCGCCTTGTTCAGGATACTGATCGAATCAGGGGCTTCACCACCTGACAGGTTGGTCAGCTTCGCCGGGTCAATGGTCATCAGATCAAGCAGGGTCCCAGGACCCATTGGGTTCGGGATCTGTCGGTACTGTTCGGCCAGACGCTTAAAGCGCTTGTACTCCGCCGCGGTTAACATGCCGGCATCGGACAGGGTCTCAATGTACTCGTTAACCCCGTCTTCCGGTTTGGCTTCCACGGTGTTGTTGGGGGCGGTCGGTGCCCGACGTCCGTCACGGTCGTGGTTGAACTCATCGTCGGCAATCTCGTCGTTAAAGCTGCGCTGCTCGTAGACGTCGATATCGCTAAGGGGTTCGTCACCGTCAGGCGTTGCACCAGTAGATGGGTTCTTCGCTGGCTTTGTAGCCGGCGCAGGCGTTGGCGTTTCCTCGACACTGGGCACCTCGATACCAAAGATGGTTTTCGGCACAGCCGGGGCAGGGGCGTCGTCGGTTCCGTCGCCCACGTCGGCATCGTCAGTTTCATTGGCCTGCACCTCTTGCGGCAGCTCGACCGGGCTGATGATCTCCGCCTGTTCGTCTTCGCTCGCAATGTCCTGGCCACCGGTTTTCACCTCGAACAGCTTGGTCATGAACTTTAGCATGTGCTTGCGGAAGTTGTCTAACCCATTACCCGACTTTGAGGCCTTGAGGATCTCTTCACGCCATTTCTCAACCACGTCCAGGCGCAGTACAGTGTAGGCCCCGACGTTGCCAATTACCAAGTGGATCTTCTCCAGCTGCTTTGGCGTGTGGTCGAGCATGCTGAACAACGACGCCTCCCGATGGTTCCCGAGCCACAGCCAGAAGTGGATGAACCAGTAGTCGCTTGGCGTGCGCAGGCGGTTCATCACCGACATCTGCAGTTCGGGCTTAAAGCGCATGATCTTCGACTGGAAGGCACCCAGGGCTTCGATACCCGCGTTAAGGTCGCTCATGTACGGACGAAATTCCGGCAGGTCTTCCGGCACCAGGCAGACTTCGTTCCCGGTCGCCAAACGCATCAGCTGATCCAACTGATGGGTAAAGGCTTTGTCAAGCCGCTCACCCTCGGCCAGGGCGTGATAGTCACGCAGGTCTTCCAGCGCTTCCAGCGCCACGTTCAGCACCAGCGCCTGATCGTAGTCGTCCATGGATTCCAAACCGGAGGCAAAGTTCACGTCACTGAACACTTCGTTACCGGTGCCGGGAACCTTATCCAGGCCCTTTGACATGCGCTCGTCATAGACGCGCAGTTGAGACAGCTGTGGTAGTGACGCCGGCATCTGTAAATAGATGAACTGGTTACGCTCGCTGTCACGCTGCAGCTCGGTCATCTTCTCCATGACCGTGTACTGCATGTTGTACCAGCGGAAGTAGTTGACGAACATCGCCGGACGGTAGTTCAGCTGATGCTGCGCCATCGCATAGTTTTCAACGATGCAGTAGCGCTGGTTGGCCATCACCGAGCTGATGTTACGCACCAGCTTAAAGCGCTTGTGCTTGTTGTGGTACTGCTTGATCATGTTGTTCAGCGACAGCGTCTTGACCATCGGGTTACCGAGCGGGGTCTTGATCTGACGGATGTGGTCGATATAGATGTCGTCACTGTACTTGTTGATCAGCAGGTCGTGCTGCTCGATGCCGTATTCGGTCAGGTCCTGCGGCACGTAGTGGAACAGGGCGCCTCGCGGGAGCTCAAAGTCGCTGAGGGCCAGAAAGCGCGGGCTGAAGATATGCTCTTTCTTTCGCACGCATATCTTACGAAAGAAGCTATTGTACAAAATCATAAATCATCCCTTAGCTGGTAAGTGATTTTAACACGAAGTCGACGGTGTCGTTGGTCAGGTCAATCAGGAACTCGCCGCGCCCGGTGATGTAGGTCTCCCGCTTCTCGAGCGAGGCTTTACATTCGGCGATGACGTCATCGCCCAGCAGCACGGTTGCCCCCATGGTGTCACCGTCGAAGTCACCGCCGAGCAGACCCAGACGGGAGCAGTGAACGGCTAACGACTCCATGAACTCGGCTTCGCGTTCGTTGGTCGGGAACTCAATAGCATAGGCGCCTTCCATCGGTTCCCAGCCTTCATCGCGCTCCTGCTTGACCGAGGATTTGATGGTGGTGCAACAGTAGGCCTTGGTTTGGTATACCGAACCCATCCCGGTGATCGGGTAGCGGACCACGAGCATGTACAGGTCGTTCCAGCGACGGTAGCCCGAGAGGTACATCAGCTCGGTGTAGGTCATCGGGTGGACGTGCTTCTTGCTGAGGTGGGTTGGCAGCTCGTCGATGTCACCAAAGATCTTAAAGGTGTGCTCGTCGGCGTACACCAGCCCCAGGTAGTTACCGTTGATGGTGATCGGTTTGTTACGCAGCTGCGGCTCACGAAAACCGTTGATCAGTTTCTCCAGCCCTTCTTGGGTAGTCCACTTGGTCAAGGTCATCGGATCGACCTCGGCGTCAAAGGCCCTCAGCGTTTTCCGGTCAATCAGGCGAGCTAACGTGCCGTTGGCAAACACCTGCGACAGCCAGCCGGTTTGCAGCATGTGGATGGTCAGCGGCAGGGCACCACGGGCCAGCTGGTAGAGGCCGATACGGGTGTTGTTCAAATCCGGTGCGGTCATTGACCCCAGACGTTCGGTGCCGAGCTGGGCGGCGGTGATAACGTTACGCGTACCGTTAAACACACGCCGGCTGCCCCATTTCTGCTGCAGCAAACCACGCTTGCCGGAGAGCATCCCCGCATAGTGCTCGTAGAGCTCGTTAAAGCGGTTCTGCAGCGTCCAACGCACCGGGTCGTACAAAACCCCATTCGCAAGCTGCGGATCGTCTGTGATGGTGTTAGCGGCGCTTAGCAGCTTACGGTACATGTCGTTGACTTCGTTCTCCACGGTGCGGCTGCTGCCCGGGTCGATTTGAATCTCACGCAGGCCGGCCGGAAGCACCAGGATGTTGCGGTACATCGCAATGTCTTTGTACTTGTTGATCAGTTTGATTTTGTCACTGCGTTTCGGTGAACCGGTTTCCTTGAAGTCGATGTCTTTCCAGTGGGAGACAAAGAAGGCATAACCGGTCTGACCCTCCATTGCGGATGATTTTATGAAGTCCTTTTCATTCTCATCCCACACTGCGTACGTATTGCCCGAGAGGATACCGGCATACATCTGCTTGAGTGCGATCAGGCTCTTAAAGATCTCGGGATGGAAGATGGAGCTTTTAATGTGGATATAGCTGAACTTCTCATCACGCTCGTCTGACCCTACCCGTCCAAAGATGGGGATCGAGTACAGACCAGCGTCGTTCAGTTCCGTGGATAACCCATCGTAGATATCAAGCGATGTCACAGGGCGCAGCATCGACCACGGGATGCGTTGCGGGTTCATTATTTCGATGTTAAAAGGCAACATAGCCGATCGCATAATGGTGTCCTTTATTAGTAACTTAAAAGGGTGTTCAAATGGCCGATAATTTTGAACTTGATTTTGGCGACTTCAGTCCCGACTACGACCTGGATTACGATTTCAGCGGGTCGGATGGTGGCGGGGCGAAGAAACCAAAAAAGAAAGGCGAGATCGTTAAGGATTTCGCATCCGGTCTGTGGGAGGGGTTCACAGACGGTATCACCGGTTACGGGGTGCCTCAGCGGCTGATCAAATCCATGCTTCCGCGCTCCTACGGTCCGGCAATGGATACCGTGGATCGTACGTTACGCTTCAAAGATGACCTATACGATAAAGTTCGCGAGAATACCAAAGACTCGGTAAACGAGTTTAAAAACCTGACCCGTGAGGCCATGGGGATTCATGGCGCCAAGGTACCGGCGAAGATTGCGAAGCGCTTAGAAGACTGGGCCAACAGCGGTGGTGATCAAAAGAGCTGGCAGGACTACCTGGTTGAGGACCCGGACAAGCTGGATGTCGATGCTGACACCACTGAGCTGTTGGACGCCTTTACCCACGGTTCGGCCGCTAATGCTGAATTGTCACAGGCCCAGCACGAAGAGCTGATGGCCACCCTGGCCGCCGGTGCCGTATCCGGTCAGAAAGACAATGCCAAGCAGGCGATTCTCTTAGACCAGATTGCCGGCATGCACCGCCGCATCGTCGGCTTTAACGAGACCTACACCGCTACCTACCAGCGTCGCTCCCTTGAGCTGCAGTACCGCCACTACAAGCTTGACATCTCGATTGCCAAGATGCAGGAGCAGTACTACAAGCGCTCGCTCGAAGCCTTCTCGGGTCTGGTGGCCAACTCTGCGAAGACCGAGATGGAAAAAGCGGTCAAGTCCGAGGGCCATCAAAAGCTCGTGCGCAAGACCACCGGGGCGGGTGCCCTGAAGTCCACCTTCTCCCGTTACGGCAACCACCTGTACGATTCGCTCTACGGTCTGGTCGATAACGCCTCACAGAACGCCGACAGTCGCTGGTCAGCCACCGCCAGCGGGTTAGCCGCTGCGATGCGGGCCGGGCAGCAGGCGAAGATGTCCGGGGCAATGAACGGGGCGCGTAATAAAGGTGCAGCCCTCGGTAACATGGCGGCCTCGGCGATGCCGTTCTTGCTGCAGAACCTGGTGCGTCGTCGTATGGAACGCAACGGCACGGCCAACGGCATGGGGCACAACCTCAGCTACTACGCGGAGTCGGCGCCGGGTCTGGTCAACGGTTGGTTGCGTAACCGCAGTCAGTTCGATGAGTACTACAACGAGTTCGACCCGAAAAACAAATGGTACACCCGTTTGCAAAAAGGGGTGCTGAACCCGATGTTGAACAACGCCCTGTTTAACATTCCGATTACCCAGGGGAACAAGACCCGCGTGACCACGCCGGGGATCAAGGACCTGACCCAGCCCGCCCAGTGGGACCTGATGCAGCGACGTACCCTGGTAGAGGTCATCCCGGGACTCTTGACCCAGCAGCTGTCCGTTCAGCAGCGACTGCTGGCCGAATGGCGTGGTGAGAAAGCGCCGGCCGAGGAAGCCTTTAACCATAAGCAGGGTGCCTTTACCACCAAGGCCCGCGTGAAGGCAGATATCCGCTCCAGCATCTTTAACCGCAGCGAGTTCCAGTCCGCCGCCGGCTCCTTTAACGGCATGGTGGAAATGCTCGATCCGGAAGAAGAGCTGTCGCCTAATGCCCGCATTGCGTTGGCGATGCGCTTTGCCCGTGATGCCGATGCCGGTGACGGCTTTAACATCAACAACTACCTGAGCGACTCCGGCTGGGTCAATGCCGAACCGGGAACGATCAAGGAGATCAACGAATTCCTGCACAAGCGCTTTGAGACCAAAGAAGCTGAAGGAAAGGCGAAGCTCTTTGGCAAATATCAAATTGGTGACACCGCTGCCATTGCCGAATTGCGCAAGAAGGTAGCCACCAACATGCAGTCGCAGATGCAGTATATGCCGGACGTGCAGGAGTCGGTCAACGCCTTGGCCAACGGCGGTCAGCGCGCGATGCTGAAGGAGATGGGGATCATCCAGCGTGTCAACGGGAAAGAAGTCTTTAACCATGACATGTACTGGGATATGATGAAGAAGTTCATCGCTAACCCGAACTACCGTCCGGACATGGAAGACAGCGAGGAGGGGGAGAAGAAGCGTGAACTGACCGATCGCATGGACACCGGTGCCATCGATGAGCTGCGTGACAAGGCCAAGGATCGCCTCAAGGGTACCCTGGATGACCTGGGGGTCAGTGACGTGGCCAGTAACGCCAAGGATAGGGTAAACGACCTGTTGGGACGTGGACGTGATACCGCCGCGGACACTACCCGCCGCCTGCGAATCAGCATGACCAAGGCAGCCTTGAGCAAACTGTTTGACAACGCCATCGACAAGTACGACACCCTGGTGGAACAGCTCAAGCGTATCGCCCGTGCCGGCAGCGAGATTGATATTCGCAAAGGCATTGAAGAGGTCAAGCAGCGCAGCATTGCGGTGATCGCCGATATTCGCAGCCAGATCAAAAACCTCAACAAGGAAGAGCTAGGCGAAGAGGCGTATAACGCGGCGGTGTCGCAGGCCGAAGCCTTGATCGGTTCGTTGGAACAGCAAATGCAGGCGCTGAACCTGTCGTCACTGCGCAGCGGGATTAGTGAGCGGATCGACGAGGTGAAGGCTGACCTGACCGACGTCGATATCGTCAACCGTGGGAAAGAAATGGTACAGGGGCTGCGTGAACCGTTAACGCCGCCACCGGGGGCTACCGATGTCCCAGAAGAGCCGTCTGCCGAAGTAGTGGTAGCGACCGAAACCAACTCGCTGTTAAAGGAGCTGATTTCAGTTAGCGCCTCTGCGCGCGATCAGATGGCCGCGGCCAAAGATGCTGCCATTGCTCAGATCACCGGTAACCCGGATGCCCTCAGCACAGGGGTAGAAGAGCGTAAAGGCTTCCTCAAGACCCTGAGCGGGCGAATGAAGTCCTTTGAGGGTGGGCGTGTCGCTAAGATGCTCGGCATGGGCAAACTGTACAGCAGCGGCGTGCTGACGATGACCAAATGGGCGACCGTTGGACCGGCAATCCTGGGTTACAAGGGTGCGAAAATGCTGTGGCAGTTCTTCCGTAAGAAGAAGGACAAGGCCTTAGGCGACACCGACGGTGACGGGGTACGGGAAAACTCCTGGCTGGATCTGATGCGCAAGCGGAAAGAGAAGGGGGAGAAAGAAAAGGTTGACAAGGACGGCAAGCCGAAGGATAAACCCACGTCACTGTTCGGGTTGATCAGCGGCATCTGGTCTGGTGTTACCGGACTCTTTGGCGGCTTTACCAAGTTCGGCATCTTCGGTGCACTGGCAAGCTTCCTGAAGCTGGACTGGCTGAAATCGCTGGGTAGCTTAATCGGCGGGATCTTTAAAGCCAAGGATGCAGCGACCACCGGCAGTGACTTGCTTGATCAGGTAGGGGATGCATTTGGTGGCGGTGATGAAGGAGGTGAGGAGGGTCGTGACGAGCGCAACAACCGCGGTGATCGTCGTGAGCGTGCACGCGAGCGTCTGCGTCGTCGCCAGGACCGTAACCGTCCACCGCGTGGCAAACTGGGTCGGGCTGCCAACTGGCTCACTCGTAACACCCTGGGGCGCGGCGCGCGTTGGCTGCGTGGAGAGCCCGGTCGTATGGCAGGCAGAACCTCCTGGCTGCTGCGTGGCGGTGCAAACACCTTGGCCAAGCGTATCCCGGCCATTGGCTCATTAGCCATCGGCGGCTTTGAAGCCTACCAGTCCTGGCAGGATCAGGACATGCAGGGCGTCGCGGATTCAGCCGGCGGAATGGCCGGTGGGTTTGCCGGTGCGGCAGCCGGTGCGGCCATTGGTTCCGTGGTACCGGTCGTGGGGACCTTTATCGGCGGCGTAGTCGGCGGGGCGTTGGGGGCGATGGGTGGCTCAGCCATTGGCTCGTCGCTCTACAAATGGATCAAGTCACCGGGCTTACTGCAGCAGATGCGTCTGTACCAGTACGGCTTGGATTCCATCAACGGCGACTACACCGGCAAGATCTTTGCCCTGGAACAGGCCTGCTTGAAGTACGTGAAGCTGACCGATTCCGGCAAGGCAATGCTGGATCCGAAACTCCCGCTTGCCGAGCTGGCCCGACCGTTCATTGAGAACCCGGACAGCCGTGATGAGGTGGAGTCCTTTGGTGGCTGGTTTGTGCAACGCTTCAAGCCGGTGTTCTTAACCCACGTGGCGGTTGCCAAACAGCTGTTCCCAAGCACCGAGTTCCAGTCGCTGGATGATTCAAAGGACAATGCCACCAAGTACGAAATGGCCAAACGCTGTCAGGAGTTTGACGCGACCATTGACCATCCGTACCGCTGGAACGGCATGCTCTTTAACACCCAGCCGGCCATGGACATGCAGCAAACCACCGGTGCGGTTCAGGACGTGATTGCTAAGCTGAAGGCGCAGATCAAAGATACCGGGGCCAACGTGAAGTCGACGTCGGTAATGTTAACCGGTAATGAAGACCGTAGTCGTCAGCAGCACCTGGATAAAGGGGTGGTCGACGCTATCAAGCCGCCGAGCGGGAAACTGAAGGGTGCCAACCTGGAAGGACACACCCTGTCCGGTGGCTGGGGACAAGAGGTCACCGTGGTATCGGTGGAGGATGTCTTAGGCAAGATCCTACCGAAGAAAGGGGAACCGCTGGATGACCTGACCGCAGCCCGAATGAAGATCTACGGTCTGCCTAACCTTGACGTCAATAAGGTGGCGGTGCTCCTGCAGCTGGAACTGGTGGTGCAAAACCGCATTACCTTTACCGGTCGGGGTGTGTCGTTTACCGGCAAGACCAAGGAAGTCTTCGACATCATGGCCAGCTCCTTTGGTCATGGCTGGCTATCAATCGGTGCATTCAGCTCCTGGTCGAAGTGGTTCTCACGGCGCTTCTTACCGGCGTACCTGGCCTTTGCCTCCACGGTGAAAAACCAGGTCGGGGACTCCCAGCCGACGATGATCGCCAACACGCTGCCGCCAGAGACCAAGCTTGCCATCATCAACGCGATGACTGCACAGACCTACAATGACGGGCGCAACGACCTCAACATCTGGACGGTTGGTGACAGTCCGTGGAGCGATTCGGTGACCACCAACACCGACGCTTCCATCATTGATGGTCACATCAACAGCCTGAAGCAACTCGCCAAGCAGGCGCAGTACGAAGCCCGTCCGGTAAAAGGCGGCTTTAAGCAAAGCGAGGACGGTACCACCGACAAAGAGTGGCGTAAAGATGCCCGTACCGGGCTGCAGACGTCAAACGGCGTACGCGGTACCGACGGACTGGTGCGCAGCTCTCAGCGTCAGGAAACGGTGTACGATCCGAAGACCGGGCAAACCAACGGCAGCTACGGTGGTGGTCAGTTTAACGACAACAAAGGTGCGGCAGGTTCCGGTGCCGGTGGGATCGACACCACCGGTAAAGTCGAACCGCTGAAGATGGGGCCAGGGACCGAAGAAGGGGTGCGGGCAATGCTGCGGGAAGCGGCAAAGAACGGCATCACCGACAAGAAGGAACTGGCGATCATGCTGGCGAATACCCACCATGAGACCGGCGGCTTTAAGCAGGTAGAAGAGAACCTACGCTACAAACCGCAGACCATGATGAAGCTCTGGCCGCATCGCTTCCCCACCATGGAATCCGCTTCGGCGGTCGCCGGGGGTGGGCCGGTAGCCATTGCCAACAGCATCTACGGCAACCGCATGGGGAACAACGAACCGGGCGACGGCTGGAAGTACCGCGGTCGTGGCTTTATCCAGCTCACGGGTAAAGAGAACTACACCCGGGCCTCGAAAGCCCTTGGCGTGGATCTGGTGGACGATCCGGATCAGGTGGCCGAAGACCCGACGATGGCCGCAGCTTCCGCGCTGTACTTCTGGAAAGCCAATAAGAACATCGGCGATCGGGCGAAGGCCGGCGACGTGGCCGGCGTGCGTAAGATCGTTAACGGTGGAACGATTGGTTTGGAAGACACCCAGAAGCTGGCTGCGCAGTACAGCAAGATGCTGGACGGTGGCGAGTACGATGACATTATCTCCGGCAAGGACAAGGGTGACACCGGTTCCACCTCGGATGGCGGACCGTCCATGGAAGAGATGATGGGGCAGTCGGCGAAGGAGCAGGCGGAACAGCAGGGTGAAATGGCGAAGCCGCAACCGGGTAGTGAGAACGCTAACGTGGCACCGCCTCCGGGCTCAACCACCAACGCTGCACCGCCAGCGGGCGCGCCGTCCATGCAGTCGACCACCGGACCAAGTGCGCAGGCGACAGAGAACGCGACCTCGGTAACCCCGAATGCTGCGAACTCCGCCGCCTCCGCGGATGCAGATGCCCTGAACAAGAGCAACCTGCAGTCGCAGCCGGCACCGAGTGCGACGCCAACCGTTAACCCGGTCCCGGTCACCGTTGACGATACCCATGCGAAGACCACGGCGCAGAACACCTCAACTACCAACGAGAAGTTGGATCAAATGATTGAGGCCCTGCAACAGATCGCCGGAACCAACAAAGCCATGGCTGAGAAGGAGGCAGCCGCACCACAAGTCGCGGCCCCTGCAGCCGCACCACCGTCACAAGCACCGCAGCAGTTTGGTGGCAGTCCGGTAGGCGCTGGCAACGCCAACATCGCCCTGCAGCGTAACTACTAACCACCCCACGGGGGCGGCTGTCGTTTGGCAGTCGCCCTTTTGTCTTTGGAGTACGGTATGATAATTACCATCAAGGATCATGATTATATCCAGCAGGCCTTTATGCTGTCGGGTACGTCAATGGATGATGGTCTTAAGGACCGTCGTCGTTTCCAGGCGGCCCGTAACAAATTTACGGACACCACCCCTGGGGGTAACTTCTGGATCAACCCACCCCCGCAGTGGGCACCAACCTGTGACATTCGTTCCTCACGTTTTTGGACCGATCAGTTCTCCGGGATGGGGTCCGACTACTCGGTGTCGATCGACGACAACGCCGACGTGGTGTACTTCCGTATGGGGGTGCCGGAGTTCAACGGGATGTTTACGTTCCTGTCGAACATGTTTGACTCCAACGCGGCTTACCTGGCGCGTACCGGGCGCTCACCGGGCTGGCTGTTTAAGATGGCGGAGCTGGCCTCCTCGATCGTCCACTGGCCGGTGCAGGCCATTTCGGTGACCTACAACACCGTACGCTGGCTGGCGGGGATTCCCAAATCGAAGTTCTACTACTCCAAGCCGGCGATGCCGCTGTACTGGAAAGCCTGTACCGGGATGCTCAACCAGATCCTGATCAACATGGGGATCGTGCCGCGCGTGTTCCGCACCCGTCACGGTAACCTGGCGGACGTCGGCAAAGTCTCAACCTTTGACTTCTCGATGTACACCAAAAGCGAGCGTTCGCAGATTGCCAACCTACTACCGGGTCTCTGGCGCGCCGACGGCACGGTGGACCTGTTCTACCTGGCCAACCGTGCTACTCGTAAACAGATTCGCTGGCAGCAGGCACTCAACGCTCGACTGGAAGGTGCCGATAACCGTGAGTCTGCGATTCGCGCGATTTACAAGCACGGCAACAACTGGACCGACAAAGCGGGGGATTCCCCAAGCTCCAACCTGAAGAGCTACCTGGACTCGTACTTCAAGTCCGGGCTGGGTACCGAAGGTGACCCGCAACACAAAGGGGTGGAGCGTGCGGGCAACTACACCGTGGATGAAGACGGCGATACCGGCTCGGGTGTTCCGAAGGTGCAGAACGGGCAGACCGTGCAGGTAACCGACCAGGAACGTCCGATGACCTTTATGGAGTCGATTGAATCGCACCTGGCCTCCGAGCTGCGCGACGGGGGTGCCTTCATTGGCTTTAAGGTCGACCACAACGGGGCGATTGGTGAATCCTTCTCCTCAAGCTTTAAGGACAACGACCTGGCCGGGTTCTTCAACGGCTTCTCGGCGCAGACCAACGCGGCGCAGTTTACCCTGGCCGGTGGGCAAACCGGGATCCCGGGCATCGACACCTTAATCGAAGGGGCTTCCGATATCATCCGCGGGGCGATCTCCGGGACCGGCGTCAGCGGGATCGCCAACATCATCCTCGGTCAGGGCTTTATCGACATCCCGCAGCACTGGGCAGGCTCAACGGTATCGCTACCGCGTGAGACGTACACCATCAAGCTGCGCTCGCAGTACGGACATCCGGTGGCGCGTATTCAGAACCTGATCATCCCGCTGGTCTGTTTGCTGAACATGGCGATGCCGCACTCGGCAGGGGCCCAGGCCTATACCTCTCCGTTCCTGGTGGAAGCCTATTCCAAGGGACGCTCCCAAACCCGTCTGGGGATGGTGGACTCAATGTCCATTCAGCGTGGTGTCGGCAACGTCGGCTGGACGCAGGACAAGCAGCCGTTGGGTATTGACGTGACCTTCTCGGTGGTCGATCTGTCACCGCTGATGCACATGCCGATTGATCCGGCGCTTAACGTCGGGGATCTGACCAACCCGGCTGCGGCCATGAACAAGCTGTTGACCGATGACACCAACTACTCGGACTACCTGAACGTCCTGGCAGCGATGGGGGTGAACGAGCAGATCTATACCTCGGACAAGCTGGCACGTATTCTCGCCAAAACCAAACTGGACGTCAAGCAGTGGGTGTCACCAACCCAGATGGCAGCCAACTTTAATAACTCGCTGGTCGGCTCGGCAATTCAGATGTTTATCCAAGGGACGGGACGTAATTAATTTAAGAGGAGACGTGGGATGTACAACCAAGAAATCATTATTGGGATGGCGTTTATCATTGCGCTCTTGATGTTGCTAGTTTGCGCTCTGTCCTCGGAGCTCACCAAGCAGCGTAACACGATACGTCGCATTCACGATCGTTTAGATGATGCGATTGTTAACAGTGAAAAAGCGGTACGCGATATCTACAGCAAATAGGACGGCATAAGGGCAGGGGGCAACCCCTGCCTATTATGCGGGTTATAGCAGCGCCAGGTTCGGGTAATTGGTCTTGAGTAAATCCAGCTTGGCCTGTTCGGGGTAGGCTTTCGCCATCAGCACCTGATCCCGGTACTGGGGATCGTACTGCAGCAGCGTGGTCACGTCGGTTGAGCACTGGGTAAACGGCGCCAGACGCTTGGCGACCACTGAGCCAAACAACACCACATCCCAGCCCGGTTCCACCATGTTAAGGATATCGAGCAGTCGCGTGCGGTAGTTCGGGTATTCGTCGTTGGTGGTATCAGACTTGAAGCGGAAGTTGCGCAGCAGTTCGGTGACCAGTTCGCTGTTCAGTGCCTTTACCTTGGCGACCCCTACCCGGTCAATGCAGGCGCGCACGGTATAGACATCGCCGTTGTTGACCGCATACACCGTGCTGGCAGCCAAGGCATCCAACCCATCCTGTTTTACCGTGTACTGGTTGAGCAGGGTATCGATTCCTTCCCACAGTCCGGACGACACCGTGTACTGCAGCATCACGTTGAGAAACGCGGTCTGCGCCGTACGGTCAACGATGGCGTTGAAATCCGAGTCGGTGGCCGAGTAACGGTTGATCACGTCGGTCAGCATGCTGACCATTTCGTACGACCCGTCCATCGAGTCGATTTGAATCCCGGCGGCGTTCAATAACCCCAGGTAGTTTTTATTCTGGTAGGCATCCAGCAGGTCCATGGCCTGCTGTTTGATTTCGTTTGACAGGTTGAGCACCGAGTCAATCGGGAACCCGGCAGCTTCACCGAGGCGCTTACCGAGCCCCATGTAATCGACCTTAAAGCCGTTACGGATATCGATGTAGCTGCTGAGCTCGCTGATGGTCAGCGAGCCCCCTGAAATCTTCTTGATGAAGTTGTTAACCGAGCTGATCTGGTCGTCTTTAAAGGCGTTAAGGGTGGCGATGCCTTTCTTGGTGGTGGTGCTCACCAGCGCGACGTCTTCTTTTAGCCCAGCGGTAAACATCGACGTGGCTTTGGACACGGCCCCGGTAGAGACCGTGCCGGCCTGCTTAAGCGCCGGACCAATCGAGTTCTCAATATTAACAGCCATGCGGCCTCCACGAAAACCAAAAAAAAAAGAGATAGAGGTGGGGACGTCTCCCCACCGGCTATAGTATTTTACTCTTCCTCGTCCCCAATCTCATCATCAGAAGGGCCCGACGTCGTTGGCTCCTCTGGGGTGGTTGTGGGGGCTTCGCCGAACATCCGACGCTTCACTAACGGAATTGTCGTGGAGTTGGTAATCTTGGTCCCATCCGGTCGCGTACCGGTGATCTCAATCTTTACCGAGGTGAATTCTAAAAACTCCATACCTCGGATCAACGCCTGGAACGACATGGTCGGTTTCTCGATGAAGACCTTCACCAGGTTACCGCGTGCCGTACCAATGTCCTGCGCACTCATGCTCTTGACCTGCCGTAGCTTAGCAACATGGCTGGCTACCAAGCGCGTCCACTTGGAGGGTGTAACTTGCTCAGCCGCTAGGAACTCACGCCACAGCCGCAAGAGATAGTGCGAGGTGGAAAAGCTTTTCTTACTGGGGTCAGTAAGCAGCTCCTCCATCTTCTCTTTTGGTTTCTTTTTGTCCAACGGGTTATGCTCCTTCAGATACTTCGTAAGCTACAGTCCAGGGTGGCAGCGAACACCACCAACAGCTCCGTGTACAGCGGAGTGAGTTTGCGCAGGACGTAGTCACGATCGATGTCCTCCATCTGGAACACCAGATCACACAGCAGATTGAGCTGGGTGGTGAGGGCCGTATAGTACTCGGGTACCGCGAGCACGTTGTTGTCCTCATCGACCAGCCAGTCATACAGCGTCAGGTCGCGGCTCTCTTGCAAGAACCGGTACAAGATCCGGGGTTCCGGGAGTGACGACGACTCACCGACAAGACCATTGTTAATCTCCGTAAGGGTGATCAGCAGGTGGTTTGCGCAGTGGGTCTGTACTCGCATTCGCACGTCTAACATCTTGCGAACGCTAAAGTATTCTATGGGATTGTCGCTATTGATAACCTTGCGCAGTGCGCCCAGTGCCCGCAGGCCATCTTCCATTTTATAATTATCGCATCGTGCGTTCTCTAAACCAGAAAGCAGACGGTTTAATAAAAAGCGCTTTAAGAACCGCATGGATAGTCCTTAATTCAGTTCCACATTCACCTTAGTAATATAGTCCTGAAAATTCTTGGAGGAAGTATGAGTCAGAATACGCTCGACAGCGATGACGTGTTGATTCAAAAAATGCAGAACTACCGCATGAAGATCATCACCGGCGTTATGGACGCGCCCGCGGAGAACCCTGCAGAGCGCGTCATCGACAAAGACCCGAAGATGTTGCGGGTAGCGCTCTCGGCCATGGACGGGGTGGATAACTCGATTCAGAAACAGCGTCGCCTGGAGCTCGATAAGCAGACCGCTGAGAACGAAGGCGAATTCCAGCGCACCATCGGTGGCTTGATCAACCGCGTCATGGACGGTGGTGGTATGATGCTGGCTGACGGCACCGGCGGTAACAACGCCAATCAGCCTGCTGCCCCTACGCCACAGCTCGGCAACCTGCCGACCACCACCATCTCCGAGCAGGAGTCGCACATCGGTGTAGAACACATCGAATACGACGACATCATGAACAAGAACAAGTAACTACGGGTCGAGGTCGGGTTCGTTATCGGTGACAATGGAGAACAGGTTCACGTCCATGAACACCACCCCGACCAGCCCAACAAACATCAGGCTCATCTGTTCCCAAACGTACTCTTCGGCATCCACCTTTTTCAGCAGTTCGCTGGGGGCGTCCTTCAGGTACAACCGCGGGACCACCATCCGCACTTCCGGCATCGTGGTCTGCTTGAACTCTTCGGTATGGTGCATCAACCATTCGTTGAAGTCATACATAAAGCAGATGGCGTAGGTGTTTTTAATCAGTTGGACCGTGAGCTCTTCCGGCGCGTAGTCCACCAGGTTAATCTCGGCCGCGCCGTTAGTGTAGGTTTCAATCGCTGAACGAATCGATTCCTTTACCGGCTCAGCGAGCTGGTAGGGGAAGAGATTTATGTCGATCTTAAACTGCTGGGACAGCAGCGGCATCCCCTGGGTCGTGGTCAGCCGCGCAATCAGCGTCATCAAGTACTTTGGCAGCTGGGTCATGAATGCCAGCTTTAGCGTGTCCTCGTCACGGGCTGCATACAACGCTTCGTACGCCGCCTGGTTGACATTTGCCCCCTTGCGGTCAAAGCGGTCCACGGTGCGCTTGTGGTACCAGTTGGCCTGGATCAGCTGCGACTGCTCTTCGTTCATCCGCCGAATGGTGGCCAGCCGGGTATCCATCAGGACGTCCAGCGACACCAGGCAGGTAATGTTCTCACTCACTTCACGGCTCCTTTTTCGGCAGTAACCAGTTCAAAGATGTCCACCCGACACAAATAGTAGATAAACACCAGCCAGGGGTTGTGGGTAAACAACGCCAGGGTTTCGGTGTAGGTCGGGAACACCGAGCGGTGACCTTCGTTGATCAGGTTATGCTCGTTGTTGCTTGACATCAGACACAGGCTGTCGCACAGGTGTTTCGTCAACCCCTGGAACGACTGGTTGGCGGCGTCGGTCGACTTGCCAAAGATCTTGGCGTACAGGGTCGCACCGCCGCGGTAGACGAACTCCAGCAGGTCCTGGTTCTCATCAAGCGGCCGGGTGATGGTCTCCTTAATCCCTGCCGCGGTCCACATGCGTGGGAAGAAGAACGCCGAGTTAAGTTCCACCATGTATCCCACAACCTCGCCGTAGATCTTGTCGTCTTTGATCTGACGGTTCATGGCTTTGTTGTGGCGAATACGCGCGGTCAGCCACACCCGCAGGAACTCTTCGGTAACCTCTTGGGCGGCAGCATCCATTTCCAGAATCGGCAGCTCGCCGGGCTTGGCGATCTTGGCCAGCGCGTCGATAAAGCCGGTTAGTTTATTTGCCATGACTCCCTCACTACAGGTTGTTGCTCAGCATCATTGCGGTCAGGATGGCGCCCACCGTCTTGCCGGATTTGACCTTGGTCTTCTGGCTGGCGATTACGCCGACGTTAACACCCCCGGTCGCAATGATTTCGTTGTTGTATTCCCGATAGGCCTTCTCGTCACCGCCACGCACCTTCAGCAGCTCCTGCATGGTTTTGTTCAGACCCATGGCGTAAAGAATTTGAATCTCCGGGTACGAGATCGCCGAGCCCTTGGATTCGGTAGTCGGCTGCCCGGTGAGGTCGTCGACGTGCTTGTTGTCCTTTGGCACCGACATTTTCTTTTGCAGCTTCTGCTGCTGAATACGCAGCGGCAAACGCAGAATCGGGTACTTGATCGGCGTCAGGAACTTCTGCCCGGTTTCAAAGTCGACCATGTGAATCTGTTCCATGAAAGCCCCGCCTTCCTGGGTAATCAGCCCAATCAGGTGCTCCAGATCGATGTTCTTGCCGGTGAAGTTCGGGTGGTAGAACGGGAAGGATTCGCCGTCCTTTTCCATGCGAACCATCAGTGCCTCAAACTGGTCGTCGTCTAGCCGGGCAAAGAAGTCCTTGTAGATCTCCGGGTTCTTGTTCCCGTCCATGATCTGCGCCATTGCACCTAACAGGTAGGATTCTACGGCTTCACGTGCTGCGTTCATACGGCTTACTCCTTGGGATAGATATAGACAAAATGAGCTATATCATTCTTGACGAGGAGCTCAATCATGTTCTTGGTGCCGTGGCTTTCCCCGTCCCAGAAGATGATGGCGTAATGCAGATCTTGCTTGCTCATGTGGTGGTTGCGAATCATCCCCGCCCGCTTCTGGTATTTGTCCCACAATGCTGGCCAACCCGTTAACTGACAGCCGGTCTCACGGGCGTACTGAATCGCCATGTTATCCGGCCCGCTGTGCGCTAAACCGGTAACGATGTTGATGTCGTAGTCACGATCGAACGGTGTTTCAAAATGAGCGAGCTGTTCTGTCACCACATGCTTAAACACCACGTAGTTGTTGAACCCCCGACCCCCTGCAATTAATATATTCATAACGTTATGATCCAGTTGTGCCGTCTTCCGGTAGTCGTCATAGAAGTCCAGCTGCCATTGATGACGTTGCTTCAAGTCGCGTACCACATCGTTGCCGTACACGTAGTAGTGCTCAAAGGGCAGGGTTGATTCCAGCAGGGCGTGACGCAGCTGGGGATGCTGTTCTAAGCGCAGACGCATGCCTTCTTTAAAGCGTGCCTGGAAGTCCGGCATCTCGATACGCTCCATCTTGGAACCCACGCCTTTTGCTTCAAAGCCGCTCATTTGCTTAAACTGGTCATGCTTGCAGCCGGTGGCCAGCCAATACCAGTAGCCTTCTAAACACTCAAACCACCCGTGGTCTTCGTGCAGAAAGCCGAGCTTAGACAGGTTGCTGAGCTGGCGACCTAGCCAGCTGGCGCTCTTCGTCCAGATGTTGATGTGGGACTGATTGTCCTCTGCCGGCACCGGGAGCTTGCGCCCTAAACAGAGGTGCACCTGCAGATCACAATCCCCCAAAATGGCATAAATGAGCGCCCGCACGGACGCCCATTCAAGGTTACCGTTGCCACAGCCGAGCGGTGGCATAGCAACACTCGTGATACCCCGTTCCCGATAAGTATCACGCAGCGTGTGCAGGTTGGCTTCTATCCATTCCAACCGGCTGTCTTCCCAAGTCTTGTCTTTCGTCGGGAAGCAAAGAATTTTCGGTTCGCTGTTCTCGTAAACCCATAACGTGTTGACCAGTAATTGTTTTTGTTTGCACTGCTCACGGTATGCGTCGTAGAGACCGGGAATACACTTCTTGAGATAAAGCGCGATACCGCGACCCATGTGCCCTTCGGTATTGACGGTGCAGATGACGTGGCTGACTTTAACATCCAGAATGCCGATGTGTGATTCCGAAACGATCATGGTGAATCCTTAAGTAGCGGTGGTGAACACCCGAACGCGACTGCCGTGCTCCAAACAGTCTTTGATCAAGGTCTTCATGCCTTCATCGTTGTGGCTCGTGAAGATCAGCGCGTGGGTAGCACGCATCCCCAAAATACCACAGTTATCAAAGAACGCTTTCTTACCCCGATCCCACTCGACAGGAATCTCCTGCAGATCGATCTGGTTTTCGAGCGCGTACTCTTTTACCTCAACCGCCAGCGTTTTAAGTTCGCCGTTGGTGATCAACACCACGTGCTCTTTCGTCAGCAGTTCGTCCTCCTCGGACACTCCGTCGTTGATTACGAAGATATCCGCAATCAGCTTGTCGAGTGCCAACCTCAGGCGATCCTTGTTGTGGAACCCCTTGTCGCCGGCAACGACTATCCGTACCTCTTTCTTTAACATAGTAGTTTTCCCAACTCTACGAACGCGTTTATTCCCAACCGGCGTAATAAGTGGGGCGGTTTTCACCACCCCGGTTAGCGCACGGACAACATTACATCCAATACGGACGGTACTCGTCATGGTACATGCGAAGCAGGTCCATGGTGCTTAAGAACGGCAGGGGGTGGTTGTCTTCCTCAAACGTCCAGAAGCCACGGGTGTTCAGCAGGACGTCCCACTTATACCCTTTCTTCTCCAGCCCAACACGCAGCTCTTCCGGCGTTATGTTGTATTTTGGATCGCGGGTGTGCCACAGGTAACGCATCTGGCACATCTCCATCGTGATTTCCAACGCACGACGCAGTTCCGGCGTGTCGTCGATCTTACCGCGTACCGTGGTGCGCATCAGCTTCACGTCCGGCAGCAGTTCAACATAATAATTACGGTCGTTACCACCAAGGCCGTAGCGGTTACAGGATTTGATGTGGTTGAACTCGGTCAAGGACGGCAGCAGACCTTCAGCCTGTGACATCACAAACTCCCACGGCACACCAGACGGGCCGTTCTTCCCGCGCAGGTTCTTCGCAACCAGGGTCAGTAGATCCGGGTTACCGGCGGTTTCCACATCACCCGGTTTGGGATACATCCACTCCTTGGTGTCGCGGTTAATCAGCACGGTTCCGGTGGAAATCTCCCAGGCGTTGTTCGGCAAGGACATGATCTGGGTCGGCACCTTAGAGATTTTATCACCCTGCTTCATGAAGGTCATTTTCTTCTCTTGCGGCTTGCCATCCATGTTTAGGTCTTTACCGAGGTGTGCCGTCATCAGCACGTACAGACCACCGGCGTTGGCGTAACCCTGGGTCTTCTCAATCAGCATACGCTTGGCGTTCGACACGCGCATGGCTTCGGTCTGCATCTCACCCTGACCGATTTCCATCTTGGCGTAGTTCTTCTCCAGATCGTTGAACTTCATCTCGGACATGGAGTCGGCGATGTTCACGGTCGGATAGTGGTACGGAATCGGGTTGCCCTTGGAATCGACAAACGGCAGATGGCCGATCGACCCCTTGTCTTTCTTCTTCATCTCCCCGTAGTTCTGTACCGTCTGTTTGAACCACTCGTTGCCTTTTGCAATTGAGTCGTCGGTCAGGTAGATGCGCCCGCTGTCCAGCCAGCTTTGAGCGATACCCGGGTCGAGGTGGCTCATCAGGCTGAGAATACGGTCCGGGCTAAAGGTACACTCGGTGTCGTAGTGTAGACCGTTGGCGTTGCTGTAGCGCTCCAGCACGCGACCCATCATAAACATGGCGATGGCGGTTTTAAAGGTGTTCCCTTTTCCCACGATGGCGGTGAAAGGTGCAAGGCCGCCGTTGAGAATCGATTCACCATGCTTACCCAGACGGTACGAACCCGTCGGGATATCAAAGCCCGCGCCAATGTTCAGCATCGGACGAATCGGCTTTGATTGCTCGATGACGTCACCAAAAGATAAGCTCATGGTTTAATCCTTAATAAAATGAAATGCGTTCATAATAAGTGATAATATGTTGAATAAAACTACTGAACCCTCGGGAGCAAACATGTATACCATTAGCGATTTTGAAAACGCCGTAAAGGACCTCAACGAGGGCATCGGTAACGAAGGCTTTAACCCGGTCACCTCGATCAGCAAATTGTTCCAAGGCGTCAAGCAGTACTTCCACGGCAAGATGCTGGGACTCGATAAGCCGATCGTGCTAGCTGACGTGTCGGCCGCGAAAAAGGTGGTGAACAGCTTTAACTACACCGAGGTGATGGACACCTTGATCTTCCAGCCTGCCCGTCTGAACAAGCCATACCGCGAGCTGCTACCAACGCTTGAACACTGCTGTCGCTTTCTGACCGCGACCGAGCAGGCATTACCGGCTGTGCTAAAGAACCTGTTGGACATCAGCAACGGGGCGGGCATATCTATTTACAGCGTCACGCCACTCACCGCCAGCAAGGACAAGCTGGAGCTCGATTTGCAGAAAACCTTTAATGGGCGGGAGATCACCGACATTGCGTTCTCTGCCCGCTTCGAGTCAATGACCGACTATCAGGGCACCTACGCCGACTTCAATATCCTGGTGCAGAAGCTGGTACGTCGTAATCCTAAAGAGACCCGTCTCAACGTTGAACGCATCGCCGAGATCGCCGAAGTGATTCATACGTCCATGACTGACGGTAGTGTGGTACTGAGCGCTCAACAGGTGAAGCAGCTCGGCGACCTGATGCTGCAGTTGGCCCGTACCGTGGACGTCTACAGCGTGGCGACCACACTGCTGATCTCTACCGGTTCGGCGTTGAACAACACCGCAGAAAAGCTGTTAACCAAAAAATAACGCATAAAACAGAGGCCTTCTCTCCCGGGTGGGAGAGAAGCGCCCCTTATGCCCGCTACAGCATTTTAATGTCGTGGTACATTTCCACAATTGAGCCGTACTTGATCCAGTGCGGGATCTGGGCAACGATGTCCAGCGGTGAATTGAAATTCACCCCACGAAAGGCCCCGCGCAGCTTCTCATCCATAATCTGCACGTAAAACAAACAGCGGTCCACGTCTTTGGCGCTACGGGTGATGTGGTGCTGACGATTCAGTTCGTCGGCGCTGGAGCCGGGTTGACGCTGCTGGCAGATGTAGGTCAGCAGGATGCGCCGGCGTATGGGCGCATCCAGTATCCGATCCGTGTCAAACAGGGCCGCAATGTCAACGTCGGCGCGCATGGGCAGTGTTGATGCTGTACTCACATCTCCTCCTTACGCGCACTTCTCCAGTTCCGCTTTGGACAGGATACGCAGGTTAGCGTACACGTTCGCCATGATGCAGTATCCCGCGTCGCATGACATGATCGTCAGATAGCGGAAGGCTACGTCAGACTCCTTCACGGTCATGATGTAAATCTTCGGATTCTCATCACTGATACCGCTTAACGTGTTACGGTTAGGGATATCAAGCCCTAAGGTGCAGGTGACGTCTACCACGATATCTTTATCCAGCACGTCGCACTTCACCGGCAGCTTGATGGCTTTGGTGTTTTGTTTGATCTCCTTTTTCAACGACATCTTCACTTCACCCTTCTTGGTGGTTTCGCTGTCGTAAATCAGGTCGGTCACCTCAACCACCCGACGCAGGCGGTCCAGCTCGCCGGTGTGGAATTCGGTTAAGCACTGGTTGAGGAAGATCAGGTTGTTCACCGCCCGGTAAGAGATCGCCGGTGGGTTGCACTCACGCACGATCAGTGCACCGGTGCAGTTGGTGATGTCGTTGTCGTTCTTGTTGGCGCGGAATAGCAGCGACCCGCCGTAGTCCATGATCTCCTTGTGGGTGAACGGGCTGTAGATGTTGTCCAGGCGACCGATGAAGGCGTTGCCGTACACGTTGGTGGCAATCTTCTTCACGCTGCTGTACACCAGGTCCAGGCAGGCTTCCGGCTGCTTTAACCACACGATGCTAAACGCGGTGTCGGCCAATGCTTTACCGAGGTACACCTGGTCGGTGTCTTCCTTTGACGGATGACCAAAGCAGTACTCATAAAAGCCGTGCGGGTTGGTGCGCAGCAGGGAGTCGTCGCTTAAGTTAAAGTACCAGCGCGAGTGCGACACAAAGCGGTGACGTTCAGCCTTGTACTTCTCGTACTCGTTGAAGTCCTGCACGTTGTGGCGTGGCTCAGCGTCGCCCTGCTTGCCGAGCATCACCCCACGGGTGGCCATGTAGTCCGCCATCACGTTGCCGCGATGCCCGTCGTGACCTTTCACCCACTGGAAGGTGTAGTGGATGTTCTTGTCCTTGAGCTCGGTTAGCTTGCTGTCAATCGCCTGCCACAGCGGTTTGTTAGCAATCTCGTCGCCGGTGGACTTTTTCCAACCGTTGGCCTTCCACTTGTTCAGGTACTGGGTCACACCCTTTACCACGTACTCGCTGTCGGTAAAGATGGTGAGCCGCTCCGCGCCTTGTCCAAGTGCCAACTCCAGCCCGTTTAACGACGCGGTCATTTCAGCGATGTTATTGGTGGTCTCCGGCAAGAGCCCGGCAAACGATTCGAAAACCTGCAGCGGCCTCACGACTTCGCGCTGGGTCATTTTCGGATCGTCTTTGATGATGTAGCCAGTCGTGGTGGGAACGCCTACCGCAGGCTTCTTCTTCTTTTTCTTGTCTTCGGTATCGTCAACCAGGTGCGTATAGCCATGCACCCCCCATCCGCCCACATTTTGCCGATATCCACCGTCCGTATACAGGATCATGGAAATCTTCGGCAATGTTGTTGATTCCATCGCTGACTCCTCAAATTAATCGTATTCTCTCTTATCATAGACCGTTTAGGTTAATAAAAACCAAACCACCCCCTACTTACGTCTCAGAGGTGGCTTAGTCGCTTTACGGCACTGTCCCAGCAGGTCTTCATTCAAACGCGCATTTTCTTTACGCAATTCCAACAATTCGTCGCCTAAGATTTTATTCTGCTGTAGCAGAAGCTTGTTCTGGTTCAGCATATCAGTCATGTTCGGATAAATACTCGTCATGCCGCGGAGAGTACTCAGTTCGCTCACAAACTGCTTATTTTGTGTGTTCAGGCTTTCGTATTCCCGGTATCCGTAATAAACCACCCCGGACAAGAGAAATATAAACGCAACCAAGGTATAATAAAGACCCTTGCTTTTACGTGTGGTGCTGTAACGCGTGGCGCCGTCGGACATGAAGTTATTCGATTGTTTCCGAATAATGGGGAGGCACATAATAAAGATACGTAACAGTAACATGCTGTTAACCCCCGATTCACGTACCGCTGCTGAATGTTATGTCTTTTATCCACTCCCAATTCTAAAGGGTGAACTATGAAAACGATACTCGGGTTTGCACAATGCAACGCCCTGATCAATAACAGCCCCTCAATTACCAACGACATTGGCGAGCTGTCACAAATCTCCATGACGTTTTCCCGAGGCATCGGAACCTATTCGAGTGATAGCCAGCCTGGCGCAGTGTTCCAGGCCTTCACCACCGAAAACGACAACGGTAGTCCGTTTGCCCTGACCGACGTGTACAAGATCCCGATCCTGCAGCTGCAGTACTGGATCATGCTGCGCATCATTGACGGGCGCATTACCAACGACAAGGTGATCACCCTGCAACAGATCACCAGCGCCTTTAGCAGCACCTGGGGCAGTCTGGCCATTGGTCCGATGGTAACCGACGGTCAGCACTGGGCGCCTGAATGGATCTCCGGCACCATTTCCGGATCCACCGCAGGGGCCAACACCGTTAAGATCTGGTTTACCGACGAAGCTTTCCAGATGCAGTATCCCCGCTTTGAGCTGGAACCGCTGCACTGTGTACCGACGAAAGACCTGGATCTGCTGCACGAAGATTTTGTTACCCAACAAAATGCCATCGCCGCCTTTACCAAAGGGATGCTGTCCATGGCGCTCGACCAGATGGTCGGCGACCACCCGCAAACCTTTATCCAGACCTACACCTTCAAGGTGTACGATAAAGCCAACACCAAGCTGTTCCAGGAAGCATACTGGCAGGTGGTAGGTTGGGGTAAGAACGGACGCAACGATGATGCCGCCTACGAGGCGATCAAACAGGACATCCTGGCGAACTCCACATTCGGTGAGGATGAATGGGCACTGGTAATCCCAGACCTCTTCAACCCGATCGAATATGTGATTGCGCCGGATTGGATTTCCTATAGCATTCCTAACAAAACGGTGCAGGCGGGTATCCACAGTCCGGTTGTTGATTACGCTACCGTATTGAACCTGCCGAAGAAGGTCATGAAGTGGTATGCCGCGGCACACATCCAAACGTCGCTGCAGGTGTTCCCAAGCCTGACCAAGTCACTGAAACTCAACGCGGTGGCTAAACCGACCAACCGTGGCGGGCAGTTCAAGCTGCTGGCACTGTACCCGGACTACGCGCTGATCCCATCGACTGCCACCGAGTTTGACAGCATCTCCAAGGGTACCCAGGCGTTCATCTTTGCCCTGCAGGAACTCATCCTGGCGGCTGAAACGATGGAAGCCTTCTCCGAGCTCCCGGCCGGGGTTAACCGCGTGGTGCGTGATGGCGTGGTGTGTGCGACCAAGACCGTTGACGGCATCAAACTGCTGATGGTTGCGAAGCCGTACACCGTGTCGCTCTACCCGTAAGGAGGGTATCCTAAATGGCTAACATTATTCCTCCTATGTCACTGCGGGGATTGTGGACGCTGGCAGAGCCGTTTAAGGTTACCGCTAATACCATCTACATGGTGGAAGCAATCCGTACCTTTGACGAGATGCTCAAGCTCAACGTCGACGTGGTCGCCCAGGTCTATGCCCCCGTGGGGCTGGATAAGGCGGCGTACGATGCGGACGTCCTGGCCCTGGCAAAGATCGTCTCCTTAACTGCACCCGGTCAGCCTACGGTGTACGTGCCGACCACGTACATCACCCGGATGCCGGACGACACGGCGATCAGCTACGACTACGTGGTGCTCTCCGTACCACTCGGGGCAATACCGACCTCACTGATCAACGAGACCCAGCAGCTGATGGATACCATCCAGGCGGCATGCTCCGACTTGATTGGCGTGACCCCGACGGTGAACATTGCCATCGCTCCTTCCTCCGGCACAGTGACGGCGACTCAACACCGCCTGAACGAAGAGAACCGGCTGGC